ATGCTGATGCTGGCGCAATTTGCCTTTGCTGAATATTCCCGCTCGGCTGCTACCAGCGTGACGTGTCACAACTGCAGTGGCAGCGGATTAACTTCTCAGTATGAGGATGTGATCAAACATCCAGGAATTTTCAATTCTGACGGTATGGAAATAGTACCTCAGAAAATCAAGCACGAACTGGTCAAGCATACATGCGCGGCATGTAAAGGTAAGGGTAAGCTGCTGGCCCGATGCCGTTGTGGCGGTAAAGGCGAAGTGTTGGACCGTAAAGCGACAACAGCCCGCGGCGCACCTGTTTTGAAAACGTGTGAACGTTGCTCTGGCAATGGCTTCTCTGCGGTGCCATCTACTGCGGCATATAAAGCTGTACTGAAGCGTGTCCCGGACCTGCACGTCAGAACATGGACCCGTAACTGGAAACCCTTCCTTGAGGTGCTGGTGGACATTTGTCACAGGGAAGAGCGAAAGGCTGATACTTCATTTCAGAATGTCACCAGATTTGATAAAGATGTGAACACAATTTAGTATTTTCACGACGCAGGGCTTGATTTTGTCCGAAGTTGTCTGATATGGTTCTAACCATGCGAAATTGTATCTAAAGTATTTTAGCAATAAGAGCCCTGCCTGATGGCGGGGCTTTTTTATTACCTGAATTCTCATCGTTGCTAATAAATTCTGTCTTCGTAGAAATGGGCGACTGTTGACAGCTTCGACCCTGCCAACAGCCATTCACCCCATGCGCTTGGTCATGAAGTAAACCTGGGCCCACCACGCTAGCTAGCCTGGTGATACTAACGGAATACTGTATTTATGACCAGTAAAATGACAACTTTAACTTATGGTTCAGTATGTTCAGGCATTGAAGCGGCAACCGTTGCCTGGACTGAGTTGAAATGGAAAGCCGAATGGTTTTCTGAAATTGATAAATTTCCCTCCGCTGTTCTACATCATCACTGGCCGAATGTGCCGAACCTTGGCGATATGACGCGCATAGCGTGGAGGATTCAAAAAGGAGAGGTGACAGCGCCAGATATCCTTGTTGGGGGAACCCCTTGTCAGGCTTTCAGTGTCTCAGGGAAGCGTAAGGGGCTTGATGATGAGCGAGGCCAGTTAACTTTGTCATTTGTTGAACTGGCAAACCAAATCGACAAAACCAGAGTATCGGCTGGTAAAGAGCCGGCGATTATTCTTTGGGAAAATGTAACAGGGGTACTAAATAGCCATGACAATGCATTCGGTTGCTTTCTCGGTGCGCTGGCCGGGGAAAGTTGCGCATTACAGCCAGCAGGGAAAAGATGGGCAAACGCTGGTGTTGTCTCTGGACCATCGAGAACCATTGCCTGGCGAGTCCTCAACGCCGAATTTTTCGGAGTGCCCCAGTCTCGTAAACGAGTCTTCGTTATGGCAAGTGCTCGACAGGGATTCGACCCCGGATCGGTTTTATTTGAGTTCCCGACTATGCCGCCGCGCTCTGAAAAATATTATGGAAAAAAGAAAAAATCCGGCACCAAAACTTATTCAGGCATTGAAAGAGAATTCCATCGATACTGCCTGAGCGCTATACCAGAAACAGCCGGAACACTCCTTGCCAGCTACGATGGCACATCAAATCAGGATATGCGAATGCGCGGGGGGTTAATTGTTGAGAAGGCACCAACGCTTCGTGTTCGTCGTCTAACTCCTTCAGAATGCGAAAGACTCCAGGGATTTCCGGTAGGCCATACAGACATTCTATGGAAAACAAATTCACCTAATCCGCGATACAGGGCCATAGGCAATTCTATGCCTGTACCTGTAATGAAATGGTTGGGTGAGAGGATACAGCGAGCAATCGAGACTGAGTGATTTTTGTACCAAAAAAAAGCACCCGAAGGTGCCTTTTGAAAGTGCCTTTTGTCAGTTTCTGGCCATCTCTTTCCTGACTAAATCAGCGAGGAAAGCAGAGCGGTTTTTATGACCGTTCTGCTCAATGTAGCGATCCATTGCAGTAATCAGATTACCGGGCATTGTGAGATTAAATTTCACTGCCTTTGTCTCGTACTTAGCCGGATCAATCTCCACCAGCGCCAGAAATCCGCCGTCAGCGGTTAATCGTTCATTGCCAAGATAATCACTAGGATCGCGTGGCGCTGGCACATGCTCCCCTTGCTCGGTGAGCACTTCCATGTGCTGTCCGAAGGCTTTCTCAGCATCGCGTAAGGCCGCCTCGAGTGTGTCACCGGCGAAGAAACAGCCTTCTACATCAGGGAAATAACCGTCATACGCGCCGCTGTCGGTTTTAAAAATAAAGAGCGGATAAATCATATTCACCTCATCAGTTGCGGTTGATGACCTTTGCAGAGAGGGGCGGCTTTCGCCGCACCCTGTTATAACAATTTGAGACCTGAAATCTCTTGTGCTTGCCGGATAATCCCCTTTGAAGAATCTTTTCGGGGGTGGGGTATGGTGATTATCTTCCTTATCCCCGGTTTACTCAGCGTTACATGACTTCCTGTAGTTCGCTGCTTAACCCATCCATCAGCCTGTAATCGTTTTATCAACTCTGCACTGCTCATCAATCCTCCATTTCGTTAACTTGTAGGTATAATACCCACAATATTGTGTAGTGTCAATATAAAGGTGGTCGTTATACCCACTTTTTATTCATTTTCAGGCTCACGGGAATCATCCGCTACGTGCTTTGTTGATAAATCCAGCCCGTGAAGCCTGACATTCCTTAATCAAACACAGCGCCATCCGAAAAATCGGAGGTGAGGCTATGGCCAGAATGAGCACCATTTACAGCAGACTTTCATATGGAACAGGAACCACGCTGACCGGCTGCGGTGTATCAGCGAAGGCATACGCCGAAACAGCTAAAACAGCAAAAGAGGTGTCCTGGATGTTGGCCGACAGAATTGCAGGATTAAGCCTGAGTGACTGGGCGATTATTGTCGGTATCGCATGCACTGTGATCACTTGTGCAGTGAACTGGTATTTCCGCTGGAAAGAACGGGAGGATCGGCGCAATGGGTATGCCACCAAAGCTGAAGAATAAACTGAGCGCAGCGGTCGTTGGTTTGATTCTTGCCGGGGCTTCCGCGCCCGTGATTCTCGATCAGTTTCTGGATGAGAAAGAGGGTAATAGCGAGCAGGCGTATCGTGACGGCGGCGGGCTCTGGACGATTTGTCGTGGCGCCACAATGGTTGATGGTAAGCCAGTAGTTCAGGGCATGAAGCTGTCTGCTGAGAAATGCGCCGAGGTGAACGCTATAGAACGCGACAAGGCGCTGGTGTGGGTTGAGCGAAATATCAAGGTAACACTGACCGAACCACAGAAAGCCGGGATCGCATCTTTCTGCCCATATAACATCGGCCCTGGAAAATGTTTCCCGTCTACCTTCTACAAGCGGATCAATGCTGGTGACCGTAAAGGCGCATGTGAAGCGATCCGCTGGTGGATAAAAGACGGTGGTCGCGATTGCCGGCAGACTAAAGGCCAGAAGAATGGTTGCTACGGTCAGGTAGAGCGACGTGACCAGGAAAGCGCGCTAACGTGCTGGGGGATAGACCAGTGACAATGAAATTAAACCTGTTCCCAGTCGCAATCGTGATAATCGCGGGCCTCTCAATTGCTGTGGTAAAGAGTTGCGCCGACGCCAGTATCATTGAGAGCGATAACAAAGTGCTACGCAACGATAACACGCTGCAGGGGCAGGTCATCGCAACCCAGTCTCTTAACTTCAATCGCTTTAACCAGGCAGCAGAGCATGCCAACAGGCTGAACTCCATGATTGATGCCAGCACCGAAGAGACTGTAATCGAATACCGGGAGATTCTCCGCCGTGAAAAAACATGTGATCTGCCTGTTCCTGCTGATGTCGCTGGTGGGTTGCTCGAATACGCGCACCGTTTACGTGCCAGCGCCATGCACACCGATTCAGGGTACGCTGACGCAGCCGGTGATAGTCCCGCTGCCGCCAGCACGTTGACGTATTGCCAGGCTGTGCTCTGGATTAAGCCGCTGCTTGCTACCATTGATAAGGCTAACAATCAGCTATCAGGGATACGGGAGATAGAACGTCAGCGGCAAATACCAACGACTTTAAAATAGAGGGAAAGTTATTCCCATGTGAATTTTGTCGTTTGCGTGTTGAAAGTTATAGTAGCTTGGCACCAGTTTTTCCCAGTAAGAACTTTTTCAATGCAATGTGTGGCGTAAAGATCATCTGGTGGAGTGAAAGATGTATATTCGCTTTCGCTGGTTAACTTGAAGTCATGTATAGATGCTATTGCCGTGCGTCCTTCACTATCGATGTTACGGAAGCAGGAAATTCTCGCTTCATAAAATTCGTCTGGCAAACCTTCTAACATGCAACCGGTAGCCCACTGCAAAAGCTGTTCATCTGAATACTCAGGCTCGACGGTCTGCGCCGTCTGCTGCTTGCTTATGAGCCGCTTGAATGTGTTGAGAAAGGAAAACATAACACCTCATTGGGTTTGCCAAGGTTAACATATTATTGCCATCACCACGTGCGGTCTCATCGTAATGGCAACAGCACATGCAAGGGGTAACGGATTATTTGATATTAAGTCTTCTACAAAACATAAACCAGAGCACAAGCCCAGCGAATGCCCCATAGCCACCCATGATCGCTATGATATGCAAGCGCGAGTCAAGGTAATCAGTGATGGAAACTTTCCCATGCCAGATGTCAACCAACCAGTCACCTATAGCAAAATCGGCAAACATAATGGCGAATGACGTCATCGCTGAGAAGGCGACCATGAAATAGATGAGAGAGTAAAGTTTAAAACTTAGTCTTTGTTTCATGGCAATCCCTGAGTTTTGCGAGATTTAATCTTATTCCTCAGGGGACTATATGTGAAACAGAAAGTTCAGATTGTTGCCTTACGGTCCGTACTGTGCATTGCAGCAGGTATTCACTGAGTGCCTGCGATAATGCAATAAGCTACTATTCTCCAATACACCAAGGAGAGTGATATGACATCTATAGGCGTGGCCATTTTGGCCCTAGTAGTTGCCATCTGGCATGAAATTAATAGGTTTCCGGCAACGAATAAGAGCATTATTTCGCTGCAAAACGCAGTAACTGAAGTAAAAGAAGAAAATGAAAGGCTTTCTTCAGATATCGGCTTATTGCAGTCTCAGCTTTCTGATGCTTTGGACCAGATAGACCGCCTTAGGGATCCTGAATATTACGCATTGCTAGATGCGGACGATGGAGCTGGACTTTATGAACTAGAGAAATCCAGATCAGAAGGTTAATCAAAGGCGTTAAACTGATTTTATTCTGAACATCCCGGCCACCTTCTGGTGGCTTTTTTATTGCCATCACCATGGGCAGACCCATCGTAATGGCAGTTTGTGAATAGCCGCTAATAAATTCATGGCGCATGGTTTTGGGAGGCGATTTGCATGCAGGCATCTCGGACTTGTATCGCAAGACGAAGCCCTTCCTGAAATCTTGCTGATGCGTTGGGATCGTTTGCTGAATTTAGATAGACATTAAAAAGCTGCATGATGGTAACGCTATATGCTTGCTTAATAGCATTTTCAGTAATTGTTTCGTCCATCGAGAATCTCCTCGGTAGCATAGATGACAGGTTTACTTCCGTCTTACCATAGGTCATCAATGGGATTACTTTAATAGGAAAGAAGCATGAGCAAGCCGGACTGGGAGGCCATCGAGACGGCGTACCGGACCGGAGTGATGTCCCTCAGAGAAATTGCATCGCAGCACGGCATTAGTGAAGGGACAATGCAGAACCATTCCAACTACTGAGCGAGTCAAACAGACAACATCATCGGTAAGGATGATGGTAAAGACCCAGACCTACAGACTCCGCCGAACGGGATTACTTCACCCTCAGAG